CTTTGCTAACAATCAATGTGGCCCTCCAATACAAAGTCCTACAATATATAACTCATGGAATGAGTGCGTTGTTGAAGCTTACAATTATAGTACTATTTTTCTTGCACAACAGAAAACAGAAGATGTTAATCAATTTAGATTAGCAACTAAATTTTTGTGTAAGGAAATAGAAAATGTTTAAAGGTCATAGAATAATAGTTATTGGGGATGCTCATGATAGTCCTCATATAAAACAAGATCGTTTTAAATGGATAGGTAAATATATTAAATCTGTTAAACCAGATTACATTATCCAAATAGGAGATTGGGCTTCTTTTGATAGCTTAAGTTTTTTTCAAAAAAATAGTACACAAGCAGGTAAGCTTAAAGATGCTTATATGATGGACATAGAATCATTGCGTAGTTCTATAGATTTATTAGATAAACATATTGATAATGATTTAATACCTAGACATGTTACATTCGGTAATCATGAAGAAAGAGTTTATAGATTTGAAGAAAATATTCCAGAGATAGCAGGTATGATGAAAAAAGAATTACATGATTCTTTTGATAATCGTAAATGGAAACGATCTCAGTATGGTGCTTTTAAAAATATAGGTGGTGTATTGTTTACTCATTGTCCATTAAACATAATGGGTAAAGAGTATGGTGGTAAAAACTGTGAAGTACAAGTAGCAAATGATGCTACTAATGATATTGTTTTTGGACACACTCATAAATTTAGAGATTGGAAAGCTCCAAAGATTGGAGATAAAAATTATGTTAGAATAGTTAATGTTGGATGTGCGTTGCCACATGACCATGTAGAAGATTATGCTAAGATGAATTTAACTGGATGGTCTTGGGGTATAGTTGAACTCGGTATCTGGGACAACCATATACAAGAAAGTCAATTTATATCTATGGATAGACTGGAGAAAACATATGATAACTGATGGTACAAATTTTGCTAAATATAATAATTTTAGTAGCAACGAGTTTAAATGTAAATGTTGTGGAGAATTAAAAATTTCTGAAATAGTTTTAGACTTTTGCCAGGCATGGCGTAATCATATTCAAGAAGGTGTTACAATAACTTCAGCTTACAGATGTCCAGAACATAATAGTAAAGTAAGTTCTACTGGTGACAGTGGCCCACATACTACTGGGTTTGCTGTTGACATAGCAACATCACCACAGAAACAATATGAGCTGCTAGACTTTGCTTTGCATTGGGATCCAAAACCTACAGGTATTGGTATAGCAAAATCATTTACTCATCTTGATTGGTTAACTGTAGATGTTGATCAGAAGTATGTAGTAAGACCTAACGTATGGAAATATTAATATGTGGTTAAGTGCAATAAAACTTGCAGTCCAGGCAGGATCGCATATATACAAGAAAAAAAAACAAACCCAAATGCTTATGGCAGATGCACAAATGCGTCATGCTGAGCAAATGAGTAGAGGTGAACTTGAATATAAAGCAAAAATTATTGAAAGCAATGATAACGGTTGGAAAGACGAATTTGTACTTATCCTTGTATCTTTGCCTATTCTTTTATTGGGTTGGTCTGTTTTTTCTGACGATCCAGAAATACGTAATAAACTAGATTTATTTTTTGAGTATTTTAAAAACCTACCTTATTGGTATCAAGCAATTTTTATTGGTGTGGTATCTGATAAGTTTATTTCAGATGCACCTAAAAAAAGGAAAAAGAAATGATTAAAAACTTTAAAGACATTGTAATATTATTAATCACAAGTGGTGTCTTAATACTTCTTGGAGTTATTATTATAGGAGATTATTGGGTAGCATTAGAAGAAAATAGACCTGTAGATGAAAGTGTCATTACACTTATGAAAATGTCAGTTACAGGATTGATTGGAGTTATTGGTGGTTACATAGGTGGTAGCAAATGAAACGACAACACAACACAGCATTAATTGCTTTACTAGGTACAATCCTTTTAGGGTTATCAACTTATGTATTAATTACTATTGTTGAATTACAAATTCATATTGGTATGTTGTCAGAAGAAATAATGAATGTTGATAAACAAATAGGAAGAATTTATAATTTTATAGATTCTGTTAGAGGTAATTAATGTGGTGTGTTATTTGGAAGCAAGATAATCTTTATAAGATTTTTACAAATATAATATTTGAATCTGAAAAAAAAGCTACTGAATTTAAGAATCAACAGAAGTCTATGCGAAAAGCTCATGATTGTAGAGCTGTACCCTATATGTACGATTATTTTAATGGAATGGCTAATTTAGACCATTTAAATAGCTCTGAGAAGCCACAGGATAGCTAAATAGACTACATTCGGTATCATTGGGTACAATATATATAAAAGCTGTCTGCGTAGCTCTATGACAGTTTATTGCCTGTTTCAACAAAATGATCAGATTCTAGCTCAGCTAAAGCTCCTTGTAATAAATCTATAGCAAATTTCTTATTATTATAGTTGGATGCTATCTGCATTACATTAGATACCAAAGCAACTTGAGCTGCATCTATAGTATTACCTTTAAGTAAATCAATAGTAACAGTATCAGCAATGTTATCAAATAAATGTACTACTTCTTTATTAGATACTTTTCTTGATTTAAATATATCTCTTAAGCATATTATTGTTTTCATATCTTAAGGTTATTATGAAATTCGGAAGCTTACACCTCACATAAAAAAAAAGTAAGCACCAAGTATAATGAACCATGACAGGTGTATATCATTATTTAACCTTACTGGAATACCTGATGCTTACTAATTTACAAAACATTGGCTTTTTTAAATAGGTCGTCACCCTAAGACTGGACATTTTAAGTTCCTCCAATTCTTTTACGACAAATCGGAACACCAATGCTTCTATCTTTCTATAGAAAAGAATTTTATATCTGTAGGCGCAATCAATTCAAAATATTCATACGCCTACAGTTCACAACAGATGTAGTTACATACTACAGTTGATAAACATTTATTTGGGACTTGCCCATATAGGTAGATTATCTTAACCTATTAAAACTGGTCATCAAAATCATCTGAACCAGATGCTGGGATATTCCCTGCTGTCTTAGTACCAGACGGTTTGTCGCCAACCATTTTAATGCTTCCTGTAAATCGAGGTATAACAACCTCAGTTACAATTCTGTTTTGATCATTAGAATCTTTAAATTGTCTAGTTTCTAATTCACCTTCAACAAATAATTGAGTTCCACTCTTGGCATACTTTTGCATGTTATCTGCAAGTCTTGGATCCCATACTACAATTTTATGCCATGTAGTTTTTTCTTGCCATTCACCATCTTTAGTTTTGTATTTTTTATTAGTAGCTAAAGATAGGTTAGCAAAAGACTCACCTTTTTTAGTTTGTTTTATTTCTGGATCTGCTCCCAGTCTTCCTATCAACATTACTTTGTTTATCATTGTTTAACTCCTTTGTATTGATTACGGTTATGTTAGTTGGTTTAGCATCAAACTTAGCTTTCATTTCTTGTACATATTTGTTGTTATCAAACAAACCAAGAAACACATCAGCACTGATACCAAGATGACTAAAACCTTTGGTCATAGCATCTGTCATTGCTTTCTTTGGTGCTTCATCATCTAGTCCACCATTCTTTTTGTACAATGCTTGTACTGAAGATACTGGGCCAAATTGATTCCATTCTAAGCTAGGTTCTTTTCTGTATCTTATTGTTACTTCTGCAAACACATTTTTATCTGTGTATGTATAGTCAACATGATAAGCCCAACCTAAACCTACTGGACCAAACATACCAGTCATAACTTGTATCTGATACATTGGATCTATAGTAGTTAGTTCTTTACCACCAAACTTAGTAAATGCTTTTGTGTATTTAGGATTAGTATTTTTTACTTGATCCCATATCCAAAAGTTTTCTTCTTTTCCTGTTCTCATTATATACCTTTCTGTGTGTATTGATTATTAACATGAGTTTTACTTACTACATAAACATATGCAGAACGCTTACTAGCATTCTTACGTTTATCTTTTCTTTCTATCTTATCTTGTTTATATAGTTCAGTTACTCTTGGTCTTACAGTAAATGAAGACAAACCTAATAGGTCAGCTACTTCATCTGCTGTTGCTCCAAAGTTACCTTTGTTTGTAATAACATTGAATACTTTAGCTCTTATAGTATCAGCGCCTTCTTTTAATAGTTCGGCAGCTTCTATTGAAGTATCAACTTTTTGACTGCCTGGTGAGTAAGGGTATAATTTCTCTACCATTGTTATGCTCCTTTATCTGTTCGTTAAAGTTATTAAAGTCAACAAAATCTGGTGGTGGTGTTTTGGTTTGTACTAAATGCCAAAACAATATTTCAGCAGATTCTAATTGATTTTGAAATGTTTTATCTGGAAGTACTTCAGCTAGTCCCCATTTCATATTACCAAAGAACATAGATAAATACATTTTGTCTGCACCATATATCATTAGGTAATGTTGTATTTGTGCTTTGTATTTTTCTGCTGTTTTGATTTCATTAGTAAAAGCGTTGGTATGCTTACATTCTAGCAATGCTTTTTTTTCTTTGAGGACACCATCTATATTGCAATACATAAATGGATATTTTTTAGATTTGATAAATACTTGTTCACCTACAACTTTAATGCCAGTTTGTTTTTCAAACCAACGTATGTTAAAGTCTTCAGTATGTACTCCCATTTGTACTGGTAAAACATTTGAGAGATCATCTCCTTCTTTCTCTCCAA